GGACAACACTGACATTTTCCGCAGCACCTCCTGCGGGAACTAATAATATTGAAGTTGTTAATTTTGTTTTGTCAAATGTTTCTACGGTTGATTCTTCTTTTGTAACTTATTTACCAACGGGTACCGGTGCGGTTACCCGCAGCGCGGCGAGCAAGTTCGGTGAGGTCGTAAGTGTTGAAGATTTTGGCGCGGTTGGAAACACGACCACGGGACTTGATGGCAACGATGACACTGTTGCAGTGCAAGCAGCGTTGACGGCGGCGGTGACACTCAACGGACGCGGCTTCGTCCGATTTACTGCGGGCAAGGCATATCGCATTACGGCAACGCTAAACGTACCAGCAAGCGTCACGGTCGATTTCAGCAACGCATTCCTTTATGCGCCTACGGTTACGACGCTGTTTAGTCTTGGGGGGTCGGCATGTTTGAACGGACAACTCGGGTTTGTGCAAACAAGCGGCAATGCTGGTGCAGCAATCAAGAAGGCGACTCCAGGTACTGGGTCTGCGAACCACATCACCGGGCTGTTTGTGTTGAGTGCATTGAACGCCCGCGTAGCTGGCTCCATTGGCATTGACGTCACGGGGTTCATCAACTCCACGATTTCCGCAGATGTTCGATTCTTTGAGAAGGCGTTCGCAAACGACACGTCAGTCATTACGGCAACGACGTACTACAACCAGTTCCTGAACAGCCGATGCCTCGGTTGCGTTCGCGGGATCGACTTGTCAGCAACAGCCACGAACATCATCAACGGAACCGACATTCATTCGTTTGACTTCAACGGACAAGCCAATGGCGTGTGCGGAATCAGGTCAGATTCTGGCGGGACCATCACAATCATCGGTGGTTACATTGAGGGCATGAATCCCACGGACGTGAACGCTAGAGGCATTCTGGCATTGAGCACGCTTGGCTCGGGAGCAACCACATTGTCGATCATCGGAACCGCCCTAGACACCTCAAGTTCGGTGGCGAACTACGCCATTGAGTTCGGTGCCAATACGACGGGATGCGCCGTTCATGGCGTCCGGTTTGGTGGTGGATGGTCTTCAACGGCAAAGACAATTCTTGCCGACGCGACGGCACCATACATATTCACCGGGGCTGGAACGAACACGCATGCGCGATTCGGAAAGACTGGTGCCGGAACAGCGGGTAGTGTTGGCGAAGTTCTCTGCAATCAACTGACGGCAACGAAAGTCGTGCAATCCGCAGCACTTGCTGCTGACAATGCTGCGACATTCAATAACACAGCAGACGGCGACGGGATATCAATTACTACGGCATCGGCCACCACGACACGGCCCAGCATTGCTTGTGCGCGTACCGCTGAAGGTCGCGTGATTTCCACAAGTGTCGGTGAGAGCGCATACCCCGCGATTTTTGTTGGCACAGGCTCGCCGGAAACGGTGTATTCGGCGCAGCCTGGGTCAATCTTCCTTCGTCGTGACGGCGGGGCAGGAACGTGTTTCTACGTCAAGGAAAGCGGAACCGGGAACACTGGGTGGGTCGCCAAGTAAACGGATCAAATTATGCCCATGACCTCCCCACACCACGACGAACGAGCCTAACCATGCCCATGATCTCCCCTTATAATAAACTAACAAGGAATATATTATATGTCAATGACTAAACCAACTTCAGAACAGGTTACATTCCAGCAGGCAATGCCAGGTTCGTTGCAGGTTCTTGCATACGACAAGTTGCGGGAAATGGCAATCAGCATTGAGGAGTTTGCGGTTGGCGGATGGACGGTAAATTCTGCATCCGACGCGACTCCGACCTTCAATGCTGCGCTGGCGGCGATTGCAGCTGGGACATCCAAGACGCGAACTCTCTATCTGCCGCCCGGCTTGTACTGGTTCAACACGAAGCCGAACAACATCACCGCAAGCACGCAGATTGTCGGCGCGGGGATGAATCGAACGTACGTCTACAAGAACTTCGTCACGGCCAATCCGGGCGATGGCATCTTTAACTTTCGCGGCGGTCCTGGGATCGGGTCGCAGTCCTCTGGGGTGTATGCGCTCAACATCACCAGCCTGGCAAGCCCGACAAGTTCCGGCGGATGCCTGATATCCGGGGTTTCGTCGCCCAACACCGAGGGCTTTACGGGAATCATCGGCTACGTGATCTGCCGCGATCTTTACCTGACCAGCGGTGGATCGGGGCATGACTACGCGATCTATCTTGACGGATCAAATCCGGGCGTGTATGTCCGCACGTTTTACATCACGAATTGTGTAATCTTCGGCGGTGCGCTTGGAGCCATGTACGCATATTCATGCATCAACCTGAATGTCACTGGCTGCGACTTCGTGAATGCCGGAGGCGCCCTTAACACTGGTGGAAAGGTCGTGCTGTCTGGACCGCCGAATTACCCGACTCAAGCCTTCATTCAAGCCCACAAGCTTTCAGGCGGGGTCGAACTGGATCGATGCCATCAGACAACGATTATTGCAGGCGGTATTGGAAATATGATCACGAACACCGCTAACACGCAGTACGTCCATGTATCTGCTGGATATTGGACTGGGGCGCAAAACAACTGGCAGTTCTCCACGACCAGCACGGGAAATACTGGCATTACCTCGACGGCGGAGATAGACGTCAGCGGACGAATCAATTCCTCTCAAAATATTACGGCTAGCGGAAAGGGCGTCACAGGAATCTCCTATCCGACTGGATCGACTGCATGGGGAATAGTTAGTGCTGGCGCAGTTGATACTGGCGTGCTGAACACCACGATTGCCGTACCGGCAGCGGAATCCGTCAGGTTCTCGTGCGGATCATCAAAGTTGTTTACGGTCAACACTGGTGGTGGTGATGGTTGCCTGGCATACGCGGATTACAAGTCTGCAACCGTATCGCTAGTAAGCAATCCTAGTGGCACGTTCACCAATGCAACCGGCACGGCAAGTCGCATCAGTTTGACCAAAACGTCAAACAGCCATGAAATCCGCGTGATGAATGAATTCGCTAGCTCGCAGAACATAACGATATGCGTCTTTGGTACCATCCCGATTAATTTAACCCTTGGAGTCTGACATGGAAACAAACGAACAACCATTGCCAACTATGTACCGCAAGCACGATCCAAAACACGTGGTCGATATTGACAACGTGTGGCCGTTGATTCCGGTTACTGACGAAACTTACCAAGCGTGGTTGGCTGCTAGCAATCAGCCACTTGAGCAGGACGCCACATGACCTCCCCACACCACGACGAACTGTTCCTCGCAATCGGCAGGCTAGAAGGTAAAATGGATGCATTACTTTCTATGCAGCAATATCAACAAGACCAGCTCAAGGATCACGACTCTCGCATCCGATCCCTTGAGCATTCCCGTGGCTATGTCATGGGATGGTCAGCTTCTATTGGCGCTTTAACCAGCGCCATTATTACGTTTATTATTAAATCTTTTTAAGGAATCTAAGTAATGCCTATAGAACTAATTTCATTATTAGGCGGCGGATTAACTGGGTTTGTGTTTCGTTACTTGGCTCAAAAAGCACAAGACCAGAAAGAATTATTTGAAAGAGCTTTATCAAGTAATAAACAAACAACAGAAAATCAAAACGCAGCAGCAGCCCGTGTATCTATAGATGCAGGAAAAGTTGTTCGTCAAGTTATTGTATTAACTGTTTTGTTTTCAACCTTGGCAGCTCCTTTTATTCTACCATTCTTTGGTGTTCCAACTTTTGTTGAAGTCGATACCAAAAACCCAGAAGCTTTGTTTGGATTGATCCCAGAAACCAGTCGTAAGATTTTTATTGAAATCAATGGATTCTTATACACATCCGAGAACAGGCAGATTCTTGTATCTATTGTTGGTTTCTATTTTGGTTCAGCCGTAGGAGGTAACAAGTCATGAAGTATTTATTATTTTTATTTTTGGGTGCTTGTTCAACAGTCCCCCAAGTCATCCCCGATGTATCCCGCCCCAGTGTTATGGAAGAATCCATTAAACACAATTTATCAACTTCGGGTGAATCAAGTTACCTATGGATTTTATGGTATATCCCAATACTGGTAATAGCCCTGAGTTGGACATGGAAAACATTCTTAAGAAAGGATAAAAATGAACAACAAAGAAACTGTGAACAAAATCTACAGTAAGTTCTTATCAGTTCTTTTAGAAGACCTGAACGATAGCTCCAAATGCGGTCCAGGTCTTTACCAAGTAATCAGAGGAGTAATCCAAGATAACAAAGAGTTATTGGACAACTTGCCTAACGACTCAATGGCAGCTATTGAAAACAAACTGGCATCTTCGGTACCCTTTAAGTTTACCTCTTCCAAGGCCGTATAAGCCCTAGGAAGCCACCGAGCTTTGAGGCGGTACCTAGATACCCCCCAAACAAGAAATCCCTTATAAGGAAACCAGCGCAATGAAGGTACCTCCAGAGGTTATAGAAGACTTTAGAAACCACCTATATTTTTGTTTCAAGTATTTGGGATTGGGTCAACCCACCCCCAAGCAGTACGCTATGGCTGAAGAGTTACAGAACGGTTCTAATGACTTTCTATTACAGGCGGGGCGTGGGGATGGGAAATCGGTTATTAATGCTTGTTTTGTTAGTTGGAAGTTACTGAAGGATCCTAATAGAACTCAGTTGGTACTGTCGGCAGCAGGCGACAAAGCCATTAAGTTTGTTGCCCAAGTCAGGCAAACCTTGTCTTTGGTTCCGTATATGCAACATTTAATACCCCAAGAGTTTGAAAAGGACTCGGCTTTTGGTTTCAATGTTCATGGTCGTACCCGTATTGGTCAAGATCTATCGGTATCAGCCAAGGGTATTACATCCCAGATTACGGGATCCCATGCCGATGACATCCTGTGTGATGACATAGAGATCCCTGAGAATTCAGACAGTCCCGCTGCTAGAGAGAAGCTGTGGGATAGATGCATGGAATTAGAAAACATTAGAAATAAAATACCTAGTTCTACTATTAGATTCTTGGGTACCCCTCAGACCAAAGATTCAGTCTATAACAAACTTGCGGGTATTTATAAAGTTGTTAAGTTTCCTGCTGTTATGCCAGATATAAATAATTCCAACGAGTGTGATAATGTTCACCAATATATCTTAGGATTGCAGTTAGAACCCGGTCAATCAACCCAACCAGAACGATTTTCGGATGAGCAAATTTTAGACATTGAAGCTAAGATTGGACCCAGCTTATTTGCATTACACTATAAGTTAGATACCTCAACCTCTGACAGTAAAAGGTATCCACTCAGGTTATCTGATTTAGTTGTTATGGATGTAGACATTGAGGTCTTTCCCCACAAAGTAACGTGGGCTAATGCTGTTCAAAATAAAAGGGTTCCTTCCTTTGGGATGCGTGGTGACATATGCTATGAACCAATGTGGGTATCGCCTACCTATGTTCCGTATCTTGAAACAGCTATGTTCATTGATCCATCAGGTCGTGGTGCAGATGAAACATCCATCTGTATAGCCAGCTTTGCCAATGGATATGTTGTTGTTCATGAACTGTATGGTCTTCAGGGTGGGTATGATTCAGGAACCTTGGAGAAGATTTCAAAGATGGTTCTTCAGTATGGGATCAAAAAGATTAATTATGAGTCTAACTATGGCGATGGTATGTTTGGTCAAATCTTAAGACCAGTCATTGCATCCCAGTGTGGTCAGGTTGCTATTGAGGAATTCAAAGTAACTGGTGCCAAGGAAAGCCGTATCCTCAGGATACTGGAGCCTGTGTTTGCCCAACACCGATTAGTCTTTGATACCAAGGTAATCAAAGATAAAGAAAATCAAACTCAGATTACTAGGTTGTCAGATCGTAGGGGTGCCCTAAAGCATGATGATCGTGTTGATGTTCTGGCTTCGGCTGTTAACTATTGGTCTGAAGCTATATCAATTGATCCCGATAAAGCAATAAAGAAGAACCAAGAAGAAGAACAAGAAAGAATAACTAAAGATTGGTTATCCAGTAAAAGATCTATTGGATTATTGGGTGATCGTATCAGTGGAGCTATTCTTTTAAATAACAATGAGATGAAACCACCCGGTAAGTTTGGCCAATCAATTCTTCGATATAAACGAATATGAGTAAAAAAAGTATAGCCGTAGTAACAGGAATAGGTCCACGTACAGGAACATCTTTTGTTATGCAACGTGCAATTCTAAGTGGTCTTCCAATAACAGGTAAAAAATTTATTGATGGTTATACTGTAAAAAAGCATAATCCAGATGGTTATTGGGATACAGACCTTGAAACAATCCAAAATAACAACATTAATAAAACAGTAATTAAACTGTGGTATAATTCTCTTAAGTATATAGACCATGATTTAATATCTTGTATTGTTGTCCTAGAAAGAAAAAACAAATTAGCTCAACTAGCCAGTATGTACAAAGTATATCGTGATGAATATAAAATGACAAACATGGACGTTAATATCTTTGATATTTTTTACGACCACCACACAAAGTTACAACAGTGGTTAAATCAAAGAAACCAACAAACAATTCTTAAAGTATATACTGAAGACTTAAATCAAGAATATCCAAATATTATATCGTTTTTAGAAAGAGGTTTATTATGCCAGTAATAACAGCATCAGTAATAATGGGCGGTATGGCTTTAGGTCAGGGAATTATGGGAGCTTTGGGCAGCAGCTCACAAGCAGCAGCCCAAGCTAAAGCAGCAGAAATCCAACAACAACAAGCTAACTTTAGGGCACAGTGGGAAAACGAAGCTAACAATCGAAATATGATGAGAGCTTACCAAGCTAACTTGGAAAGAAATATTTTGATTGAAAAGGGTGCAAACATTGACCGTGCTTTACAAGAGTTATATTTAGATAAATCCTTTTCAAATCAAAAGGGAACTCTCAGTAAACAAACAAACGCAACCAATGCCCAGTTTCTGGGAACAATGAGCCAGCGTAATATTGGATCTAACTCAGGAACTGCTAGAGCTTTGCTAAGGCAAAATATGTCAAACATGCAAGCTAATCTAGTGGCTTTAAAAACTAACCACAGACAAGCTTATAAAGACATTGAAAACCAACAAAACCAAAAACTAAGTCAACGTCAGTTTTCATTCCAAGAACAACGAGCATTCTTACCAACACTGGGTGGAATTGCTGATAGCTCTTCCACAGCTTTAACAACTGGTTTAATATCAGCAGGGCTGGGTGGTATCTCTGCGGGAGTTGGATCGTACATGATGTTCAACAAGGGGAATGGGGGTGGTGGCAAACAGACCCCAGAACCTATGGGAATTATTCCTGGTTTACTATCAGTTCCAAGATTCTAATCTTTAAAAAACTATATAAAATAATGAACAACAACCTATTTAACCAACTGCAAACTATGGCAATGCAAGCAATGCCTCAGAACTACAGTCAACCAGAAACAGTTGACTCAGTTGTTGACAACGAACAAATTCAATTACTAGGGAAAAAAAGAAAACAAGTTTTTGAAATGTTTCCAGATAATTCCCAAGAAAGATTTAACTATTGGAAAACACAAATTGACACAACAGGCATGACCGCCAAGGCTAAACAAACTTATTGGAAAGACTATGAAGCAATGCACCCCGAAGGTATTGTTGGGGCTAAAAGAGACTTTGTTGATGTAACTAAAAGAGAATTAGATTATATTGAATCACCTGTAGCCAAAGAGTTTTTCTTAAGAGAACGATTGGATAACACACCTGAGTGGGCTAGAAAAGAACTAGATCCCATCTTAGGTGAACTCAGTACTATTGTTGCCAACTCTAATTATGCCAAAGCTCAACAAGTTTATATGAAAGACTTGGATCTCAGGATTAACAGGTTTGCTGTGTTGGCTCAACTGGATCCAGATGTGTCAGTTGAAAACCACACCACCGATATTACAAAGCTAGAGCAAATGAATCTTCTTGAGGTTGCTAAAGTTGAACAAGGTAGAGTTGGGGTATATTCTAAGGGTGGTAAATTTATCCCAGCCTTTGGTTTACAAAGCAGAAATGATGTTTTTGAAAATGATTCTAATGGTTCTCCATCACTAGAAGAACAATCTGTAATCAGATCTCTAGCTCCGACTATTATTAAAAAAGCAATCCAAGGAAACCTTGCCGTTGCTAGAAATAAAATCATGGCAGACGAAAGGGCTGGTATTGCTGTTGCTGAAAAATATCTAACTGACGGTGCTTTTAATTTTGATCAATGGGACACAGCATTCTCTATGTTACACAATGTTCCAATGTACGATAAAATTAAACTGGGACTGAGGGGTGAAATTACAGCTGGTAGAATTAAAACAGAGTCTGATCTAAAATCTGCTATATATCAATCCGTATCTAAATACAGCTCTTTTCTAGAAAAGAAAGAAAATAATAATGGCTCCACTTAATCCAATACAGCAACAAATATTTGAAGAAGGTCCCAAGTCCAGCGTTGGTATGGGCAGTGTTACTCCTTTTGTTTATCAAGAAACATATCCAATACTGCCAGCACCAATCAACCCAAACATTGCTGTTACAGACCAACAAGCTTGGTATAAACTAGGTGCCGAAGCTTTTAATATTGCTGGTAAGTTATACGAAGAAGTTTTGGATTATCAAATCAGTGGACAAGAAGCTAATATACAAGCACTTACTTTTGATTTAGAAGATAAAATAAATGATGCATCGGCAGCAGCAGAAATTAGAATTTTAAATGGAACAGAGTCACAAAATCAAATTGCTAAAGATATGCAAGATTTTTATAGTAAGGAAAAAGAAACATTTAAAAACAAAGCAATTGAAATACTTGGGCAAAGTTCGTACGATTATTATATAGGCGAAAATTCTGACATTAGTTTATTAGGCACTAAATATAGAAGACTAGCATTACAAACAAGAAAAAGTAATTACGATATTTCTAATACTATGCAAAAAGCAATGTTAACTTTAAATACAACATTGTTAAATCAAAACCAAAGAAGAGCTGCCAGCAATGAATTTTACTCAGGTCAAACACCCCTAGGACAACGGTCGCTTTCAACATCTGAAATATCAAGAAATGTTCCAC